ACTACGTAAATATCTGAATTTATCTGATGATATATCAAAATTAAAATTATCAAATCCAATTTTGTTGTATCTCATTTGAACAGATGATCCAGATGTAGGTATACCAGAAGTTCCTTCAGCACCAGTAACTGATGTAAACTGAGATACTATTGGGCTAGATGCTCCTGTAGCGAACGTAACTAAAGTAGATTGTACTGGTGAAATAAATGGTCCATCAGTGTATCTGTATTCATTGTGAATAAACTTACCAGCATCCACTACACTAGTCAACGTAACTCTTACAACAGTAAGGTTAGATGTTGTAGGACACTTAGGATTCACAGTGATAACTACATTGTTAGTAGCTGTTATTGTAACTGTAGCAAGATTAACAGAATTTGAGCTCTTGTTAAATACAAGTGATCCAGATGTTGATACAACACCAGATGAAACAGTGACTGCATTATATGTCACCTCTACCTCAAAGTTAGCAGTAGATGAAGGAGGTACGCTATATAGAACAGTAGCATTGCCTACTGGCTGATTCAAGTCAACACAATAAGAAACACTGTTCCCAGCAGCTATGGTAAATGTTTGCTGTATACCACAGTTAATGCAATCAGCTTCTTGAGGAAGCGGATCATCATTTATTGATAGAACATACTCATTAAGGTAAGGATCATATCCACCTAGCTTTTGAGTATTAAATAAGTCTATAAACGTATCTCTAAACCATGTCCTCATACCCATCTCTGAGATGACTATAAGTTGGTCTCCTTTCAATTGTAGAACAGCACCACGCTTTACATCAGTAAAGAACCTATCGTATCCCCACTTAACATAACTCTCTGGATTAAAGCTAATTCCAAACTCTTCTAGTCTAGCTATCTGTGTACCAAGTATCTCAGGTACAGAAGCTATAGCACCTCCTCCTGCTGAATCAGAAATTAGATTCTTACTAGCAAGCACATAGGATATCTTGTCTTCCTGTAGTACTAAGATGTCTGTCTCCCTACCATCAAGTATGTAGATTGGTCCAAAAGAAACCTCTAGATACTTATAGTTAACTAAGCCAAGGTTAAATTCATTTAGCTTATTAACATTGGTCTCAAAGTTATATACACCACTATAGGTGATGTCAGCAAACCTTCTAACTCTCTTGTAGTCTTGAGCAGATACTGAGGTAACTCTTGTACCTAAATTAAATGTTTTACCTACAATTGAATCACGTATCTTATAACTCTCAGCTCCATTACCAAAGCAGAAGCAGTTAAAGAAGTTAGTATCTATTATTGCTGGTTGACCTGCTGTTTGGTTTTGAACGTTACCAGTATGGAAACCATTAACTATAGGGAATGATAATTCATTCTCGAAGAATACATCTGGTAATGCATTTGATGGTTCAGTTTCAAATATCAATGTTGTATCCGCTCTGAATACTTCAAACGTTGCAGTAACAGTTGATCTTCTTTTCTTCTTTTGTGTGATACCACTACATCTAATTGTTCCAGATATTAAAAGAACAACCTTGTCTTTATTTGGCCCAGGAGTACTTGGGTATTGATAGAATCTATAATAGTTTGTAGTTTCATTATCAATCGATGGTATGGCAGCTGATATAGATCCAGTTGCAAGCGAATCATCATAAACGTTTTCAATAGGATCCTGACCTGCTCCCAACTCAGATGTACCATCATCTAATACTTGAGCTACATTGTCTCCATCCCACCAATCCTTCATATTGTTATATGATTCAGATGCAATGAATTCTTTCTCAAGAGTATATATACGTCTACCACAGTTATCACCATTACCCTGACCAGCTCCAAGCCTTTCAAACTCAATCTTCATCCTGATACGGCTACCAGCAGGGACATCATAATCTACCCATGAAGAAGATACTGAATCATATCTATTCATTGGGTACTGTAATACAGGGTAATCTCCAGGGTTATTCTCCTCAACCTCAATAGTACCAGGAGCAATCAAAGCAAGCTCATCCACAACAACTGAGAAGTTGTTAGGATTAATCTTCATGTAAACACCTGAAGGAACAGGGATGTCAACGTTAGGATCTAGCTCACTTGGTATCTGAATAAAGTCAGAAGCCTTTGCTTCCTTCTCAAGTACAGTAGCATACGTACAAGTATTTGTTGGCCCACTAGTATCTGCCTTTACAATAAGTCTATCTCCTTGTTCTACCTTTCTAGCATTCTCTCCTTCTAAAAGAAAGTATGAATTGTTAGTTAAAGGATCGTTGAAGTATATGCTGCTATAAATCGTATCGTAGTTCTCCTCGTCTGGCTTAATTACAAACTTATATCTTGTAGCCCAGTAAGGTGGTCTCTGAGTAATAGGTATTGTTACTTGTATTGAGTTCTTTGTATCAGATGCTGAACAAGGAACATTTACAGTATTGTTTGGACTAACCAACGCAGTTGTTGATCTGTTAAAGTCATCCATGTACACAATACCAATCTCGTATCCACGATTACTATGCAAGCTTCGTGAAGTATTTGACTTCTGGTAGAAAGCTTCAACATAAGATATACCATAATACTCGTACACATTAAATGTAGGAGTAGTTGTGTTGTCTACATATCTCATTGTCAACAACTGGAAACCAATTGATGAACTAGCAGGAGATGTAATTATTCCTATACCTTGACCATATGTACTGATACCACTTTGGTACTTAATAAGTGCATCCAAGTTATTTGGAATAGAACAGTTAGCTTGATCAGTAAGTGTTGTGCCATTACATGAGGTAGCTACTGGCTGTATATTGCCTATATCACCTACTGCATTTTGAAACTCTACGCTACTTGCTAACTCATATACGGAGTTGTAACTTTTTGGTAAAGTAAATAAGAACGTAATTGAAATATTATCAGTAGTTTCTGTAGGGAATGGAGTATCTCCAGCAAATGAATCGTGATCAAATCTAATCTCAACCGTAATAGAAGCTCCTTCAATTAACTCAACAGATAATAAATCAATATATACAACTGAATCATTAATTGTTTGAGTCGTACCAAAAGTATAATTTCCCTGCCCAAGTGTGCTTGGTAACTGTTCAATACCAATGCTTTCAGAAATTAAATCAGCAGAGTAACTTAAATCAACTGGTCTACCATTACTATCAACCATATCGTATCCCTCAACATAGTTACCATACATGAGTCTATTGCCCATAATGGTTTGTGCTTTTGCAAGTAGAGGGACATTGTCATATAGCCTAAGTAGTTCTGACTCAGGTAGTATTGTAAATATTTTACTATTTGTAAATGTGTAAGTCCTGTATGTGTTGTCAACTATTCCAAGGTCAGCCTTGTTTAGCTTCTCAATAACTTTAATAACATTTGAAGTTGTCTCTTTGAACAACAAGTCAATCCCTTTTACCAATGGCCCACCAGTATTGTATGTTATTTCAGCCGTATTGTAAAGGTTAACCATTCCCTCATTAAGGTAGCTATTGATGCTAAAGTCAAAAGGATTTGGTTGGAATGCTGGAGCTGACCATTGAGATATTGCGGAGTACTCCCCACCCTCATACTGGTATCTATAAGCAAAGCAAATAAAACGATCCTCAAGAAAGTTCTCTTGCTGTCCAGTATTTAACAACTGAACAGTTGGTGCCTCTACTGGTGGCTTCTTTATAACAAGCAAAGACTCAGCACTAAACTGATCAATGTTACTAACAGGAACAGCATAGCTTTTAAATCTATCTATTACTCTAGGTGGATTATAATCATCAGTGAAAAAAAGAAAATTGTCTATGATGTCTACACCAGTAATAAGATACTTAGGATCAAAGTTTAATGTGGTATCTACACCACCTCCGTCATTAATACTTACAACATGATAGGTAAGGATATTTGTGTAAACATTGAATGATACAATCATATCAAGCTTACCTGTTGCACCTACAGCAAAGTTTGGGTCATGAACAAACCAATAGATGGTTTCATTCATACTATCCGTAATTGTACCTATGCATTTGGCAGATGAACTAAGAGCAGTCCCATTGATATACTTTAACTCAGTAATCTTTGAGTTACCTTTACTGTTCTCTATTACACCAATCTCAGCATTTTCAGTAGAACCCATACGGACGTTAAGAGCATCAACATACTCTCCGTCAGGAATAAGTCGTTCATCAACGACTTTATTCATTCTTCCAGATATGAAATTCCTAGTTATATTAGCCATATTACTTCAACCACTTGTCCATGCCACGAAGGTTCATGAGCAACCTGCCTGGGTGAATGTTACTGATTCTTATCTTAGCATTTCTTAACAGAGCAGACTTCTCTCTTCTAGCTCTAGCAACAATGTATTCCTGTACACCCAACTTGGCATTCAGTATTTCGTATTGAATGTACGCATAAATATACTTTTCAAATAATTTATTGACACTTACTTTTGAGTCATCCCCATTTTCCATACCATCTGATATGTACTCAAGTATAACTGACTGACCGTACATGTCTGAGTTAAAGTTAATTACACCAGACTTCTTGTCAATATTAAATGTAGGATTGAAGTTAGCAGTCTCAGTATTTAAACCATAACGCTCACCTAATCCATACTCAAAGTACCAGTTCCCATCACCCAAGTCCCATCCATATTCACCATTGTAACGGCTATCTGGGTTTAGATATATACTCTTCTTTGTTCCTTCAAGTCTCTGCAAATCAATCTGGGAAAACTCTGGAGATAATGCATTACCATTCTGATCAAATAAAATCTTTCCTGTCTGGTCCTGCAAGTATGCAAGAGAAGATAACACCTGTATGTTCTCAGTTAGTGGTCTCAAGTAACCATCCTTATAAAGGTTTACTCTAACCCAGTTAACGTAATCAGATGGCAATATAAATCTAAGCGTATCATCTACAGTTAGTTCTAATACCTTTATCTCTTTAAATGCATCGTAGTTCAATTCCTGAATAGCTCTCTTTGCATGGAATAGAATCTTATACCTCTCCTCATTGTTAACCAAAGAATGGTTACCTGAATACATAAGGATAAAGTTATTCACAATATCCTGAAGACTTACATACTGGTAAGATCCCCAGTTAGCATTTGCAGGCTGATTGCCTCCATTTTCATAGTACTGATACTGACTGATATATGCCATGATTATTCAGATTGTTTTTGTTCTTCAGCAGCAGCAAACTGAGCAACTTGAATTTCACGAATAGACACACCTGCATACTGTAAAATCTTTGATACTAGTTTGTACTCATCTTCAATTGGTACTTCAAAGTCCTGATAATCAGGTTGTGACTGATCAAATACAGGTTCTCCATTTGTTAGCGTAACATAAGTCCACTTTGGATCAAGAGGATACCTAAAGTAATTGGCATCCACTTCATTAGCTAAATTTATAGTTGAAGGATATACGGTTAAAATATTACCATCCTGAGTATAGGCAGGATATGTTTCAGTAGGAGCAGTTAGATTAGAATTTGCTAACATGGTAATCCTACTATGTGTAACCTTCTCTGCCTCACCTTTAAATACCCTTGGAGATACAGCTGCATTATAGCACAATATTTTTACAATCATAAAAAAGTCATACCCAGTAGTTGTAACTGAAGGCAAATAAAATCTATTAGCCCCAGGAGATACCTGAGTAAGAGTAGATGTAATAGAGAATACCTCCATCGCCTCTTCTGTAGCCTTCTTTAAATCAGCATAATCTGTACCAGATATACGAGCATTCTCTTTATTTACTAGGTCATTATACTGTGAGAAATACTCTTCAAACACCTCTAGCTGCGCCTGCTTGGCAAACAGGTTGAAATCAGAAGGAGAGATGTATCCGTAATTGTTCTTGTTGAGAATTGCTAATACGGTGTTTCTTACGGAGTTTATCATTGTAAGTCTTTTTACAAATATAAACAAAAAAAAGAGGGTGTTATTACACCCCCATTTTTAATCATCTATCTATGAACAGTCGAATAACATTACAAATCTAAGTTATTTTCTAATACTTTCAAAACTTCAACTCCATCATCTGTCTTGAAAAATTCAGCAACAGTAAAGTATGGGTCTTGTCCAAATGGAATAGTAAGCAATTTACGCTTAGTAGAAGGAAGGTTCAACCAAACTTCTTTCTGTCCATTTCTAAATGAAAGTAATTTTTGTTCAAAGAATACATACACATCTGACTGAAGTCTAAGTGATGGATCAGAAAGAGCATTCATAAATCCTTTAGGATCTCTCTTTGCATAAATCAACATATCACGCTTCAACTCAGCAGTAGTAAATCTATTAGGGTCCTTACCAAAGATAACTCTTGACAATGTCTCTAGCTGATCTATTGATAGTTTACGTGCTTCTACTAGTGCATCCACTTCAGAAGTAAGTCTTTCTACTTCCTTATTGGCATCCTTCTCATGGTCTACCTCAATAAATGATTTACCATTTAATGGATGGTAGTGAAGAAACTGCTGTAGTACTGGATTGTTCTTTGGAACTCTTAAGAACCCATTCTCAAAAATGATTGGTTCTAAAATTGCATTGCCATCTTGTTCGTCTTCGAATGGAGACTTCTGATTGATAGCATACCTCAATGGTCTGTTAACATTTTTTTCTTCATCAAAATAAAGAAGAGCATATCTTCTTGTGTTTCTTGATGGTAGTGTGAAAGATAAAGGAGCAGACTCTCCTTTTAACTTATAAACTTTGTCGGAATTTGTTGATGTCTTTTTCATTTGATTAAATTTAAAATAGAGGGAGTCACAGCGACCCCCTCAGTTAATTATTACTTCTTCTTCTTAATCATAGGCTTTTTTACAGAAGCCTTTACTGTAACTTTACCACTCATCAATTCGGGAAGAACTCTAGTTTTTGTTGGAACCCCATACTTACCGAATCTTTCAGACTCAGCTGCCATTCTTTTTTGAGCTACTTCACTATATGCACTTCCTCTAGGTTTAGATGCTCCTGCAAAAGGACTACCACTACCTACAGATGGCCCTTTGGATTTTTGAATACTAGTAGGCATAACTTGTGCTTTCTTTCCTGTTGATTTATCAACACGATATTCTTGTTTGAATGCTCCTATCTTTTTTTTAGGTCCTGGATCCATTTGTTTCTTTGCCATTGTCTTGTTTGTTTTAAAGGTTAAAGGAGGAGCCAATTGGCCCCTCCATAATTTAGAATTAAGATCCGTATCTGAACAATACGAAGTTGTTAGCACCCAAGGTACAAACACAACGCTCAGAAAGGAAGTTAACCTCCATTGCATCAAGATCGCTAGTCTGTGCACCACCAGCAGAACCAGTGATCCAAGTCTTGTATCTACGATCTTCAGTCTCAGAAGCTCTGTAACGAACGTGCAAGAATGGTCTCTTAGCGTTCTTACCAAGGATCTGGTCATATACTGTAGTAGATCCAGCAGGAACTAACAAACCAGTTACAGTGCCAGAAGCTTGAGCTCCAGTAGGCAATCCACCACGCATGGTAGGATCATTCAAATACTTCCAGTCAGACTTGTAGAAGTCATAACCTCTTCTGAATCCAGTGAAACCAAGATTCAAGGCCATGTCCTTATCATTGTCAAATAGACCATAAGAAGTACCTCCAGCTCCGTAGCTGTTCTGCTCTGCCAACATATCGTCAATGTCAAAGCTGAAAGCTCTGTTCACAAACAATACGTTCTCTTCGATAGATCCCTGCTTATCAAGACGAGAGATAATAGCATCGAAGTCAGAAAGGTTGGTTGGGTTACCACCACCCCATACGTTACCTCTATCGTTTACAACGTAGAAGATCCCCTCAGAACCTTTGTTACCAAAGTTAGGGTTCAATGCAGAGTTAGCAACACCTGATCCAGTCTCAGCAGGAACAGCTTCAATCATTGCAGTCTCAAGATAATCTTCGAAACGAAGACGAGTCTCGTGCTCAGACTTCAAATACCAAAGGTATCCAGTTGCACCATTCTCAGTAGTTACTTCTACCCATCCAATCTGAGCCATGTCAGAACCACTTACAGCGTACTTGTCTTTGATGATGATTGGAGAGTTAGAGAAGATCTCATCTTCTGCTTCCAAAGAACCAACCATTCCAACAGTACCCTTCTTAAATTCAGATCCATAAATCCATACAGACAAAATCTCAGTGTCACCGAAAGTTTGTCCACCACCTTCGTAGTAAACTACGTCAAACGTTCCATTGGTTACGTTAACAGATGTAACTAGACCCTTGTTAGAAAGACCTGTAGCATTGTCAGAAATGAATACAGTCTGTCCAGGACGAACAGCAATTCCAGATACGTTAGCATCGTTAACAGTAATAGTTGCATCATCATCGCCTGCAACACCAGAAGAGATACAGTCTACATACTTAGTATGCAAACGACCTTGCTCTGCCCACTTAATCATGTCAGAGTTAGAAGGCATTTCAGCACCTACCATACGAAGGAAAGATGCTACGGTACGATTACCATAACGCTCAAATTCTTTCTCGTAAGTATCAGGAAGATACTGGTTCAAGAAGTTGAAGTTGGTAATATAGTTAGTCGATAAAGGGACTTGCTCTGCACTTGGCTGGAGCTGATACCCTGGGCTTGGTAATACTGCCATTTTTTTTCTTTAGTTTAGTTGTTAGATTTTTTTAATACTGCGGATTTTTAGACCCTTTCCAGAATCTGGTGCAACCGCCTTCACCTGAAATCCTCCTTTAGTTACTACCTCTGGTGCCCTACGCTCAGTCATGTTTATATTTTTAGTCTTGCGTAAAACATCATCAGTTGCATCCGCTTGCCCCTGCTCATAAAAGAACCTGGCAAACTTTTCAGGATTCATTGCTATGGCTAATGACCTATGGTATCCTGCTGCATCCTTAATTAATCCACTGTCATCCAAGAACTTATTAATAAAATTCATTGGTGTTGACTGTATCTTTTTTAATTCATCAGCCGATGAAGGACTAAACGAAATCTTCTTATCATTAATGTCGAACTCAAATCCTTTGAAATCTTTACTAAAGACTTCATCTGTTTTTTGGTCGAACCATTTACGCTTCCGATCTGTCTCTTCCTGTATAGTCTTCGCCTGCTTTGTATATTGACGATAAGCCTCAAACTCTTCTTTCTCTTCCTGAGATAAGCCCATATCCCTTGACTCAAGAGGGAGCTTGTATTTCTCTTTCTGAGAATTAAAGTAGTTCTTAGCTTCTGCAATAGCTTTCTTTCTTGCAATCTTTACTTTCTTAATTCTTGACTCTTCATCCATATCCTCATCGTAGGTGTACTCCTCCATGAGAACATTAATATCTTCATCATCAAGACCATCTTGTGTACTTGCAAGATATTCTCTAAGAAGTTTATCAGGGTCCATAGAGCTGTAGTCTTTATTAACTTTAATAAAGTCATCAAACCCACGTCCTGTATCCTTCTTAAATTGCAAATAAGCAGCAACATCCTCAGGCAACTGTTCATTGCTCTGTCTCTGGTCCATCAACTCATCAAATGAATTGATCTGCTTATTGTATCTTTTACCAATATATGAAAGAACTTTTTCTTCTGATAATTCCTCTTCTTCTTGTACTTCAGGTACCTGAGGTTCAAGGTGAGAAGTATCAATTTTTACTTCGTCAGTTACTCCATTGTTCAGCTCCTCTTCATGCTTCTTAAGCAATTCCTCTTCTACTTGCTGAACACTTTTTTCTTCTATGCCATCTAAGGCTCTTA